TCGTCCTTATCGCTTGTTTAAAGTACCAAGCGAGTTGATTATAGCATAGGTTGTATTTGAAGTCAAATCAAAATGTCTATTGATTTTCCGTCGGGTATCTGCGATATTTTATTTACAAATTTTCCATTCCTATCGTAGATTTCAAGTAGAGCCTCCTGTACTCTATCTTGTCTTTCATTGTATGCCTTTAAGGCATCGTTTGAAACTTGTTTGATTTTATTGTGGTACTCTATTGTCCTCTGTTTATTTATATAATATTCGTGTAAACGTTCTTGTTGTATAATCATATTAAGATTATGATTTGTTATGCTAGAAGTCATATTCAATTCCATTTATAGTATAGGTTTTTCCATTGAAACCTTTATCCATCTTTTCTTTATCAGTAAGTTTATCACCATCTATTCTTTGTCTGTGATTAAACTTCTTTTTAATTTCTTTCTTTTCTTCTTGCTTTTCTTCTTTCTTAAAAATCTTAAAAATATTACCCACTGACATAAGGACTCCCATCTTTAAATTTTGCATAAAAGTTTTTTTGTGCGTGTAATCTACCTAACACTTCTTGTATCTCAATCATTTCTTGTTTTAATTGTGGAGAAGTTTCGCCTTGTGCTATAGCCATTCCCCTACGTCCTGCTTTGGCTCGTAGTGCGTGTTCAATGATTTCTACATCACGTATTGATAACTTAAATGTCGTATTAGGTTTCGTCATTTTGGCCACCATTATCCTGTATCATTTTCTTCTCCATTTCTTCTCTGATATCTAATACTTTTTCTTCTGAGATGATTTTGATTATTGTTTCTGTAAGGTCTTTTTCTCTACGTAGCCAGTAGAGTTTTTCTTCGATTGCTTTTAGTTCTCTTTCGTAATATGCTATTTCTTTTTCTTTGCGTTTGCTTTGGTCTAAAAATTCTGATAGCAATATAAGTCTTGGTGTTTTATCATTCTTTTCCAATTAGGGCCTCGTATGCTTCTTCAAATCCTTCTTCGTAAATATCTAAACACCCTGATTCATTATTCCATAATCTTCTAAAATATGAATCGTGCATTTTGATTATTTCTTCTTCGCTCCAAATATGACACCCTAAATGGCCCTTTACGAGCCAAAAGAGTCTGTATGCTTCTTTCCTGAATTCGTCAGTCATCAGGGTGCCATTATCCCTTAGTTAGTGTTTACTCTGATTTCCAGATAGTCCAGGCTCCCCAAGCGATAGCCAATCCTGCCGCTATTTTTGCCAATGGTGCCATAAATAAAATCATAAGACCTAAGGCGATACATACTGCACCGTCCCAAGTTGTTCTTTCTTTACTTCTGTCTTTAATCCATTTAATCATAGTATTCTCCTTTCAGGGAGTTGTTTCCCTCTAATATTTATGTGTATTGTTTACTAGTTTGTGAGTTAAACTACGTAGTTTTCTAATAATTTTGCTAGTTCTATGTGCGATTCTCTTGAATAATGACCGTCTGGCCTACCTTCATCATCTAAGTATGGTGATAAATGTACTCTATCTTTTGGTCTTTTGTCTATACCTTTTTCTAGTGCTTTTTTGTTTAAGTATTCTTCTATTGTATTACATCCTGTTTTTGCTCTTAACTTTTTCAAATTCAGATAGTTTATAATTGTGATATCATTATCGATGTTGTCCATATATGATTCAAAATCACCTGTGATACTTCCTATATATTCACTTGCTACAAACCCTATACCATCTCCAAATTTATATCTGTGTCTGTGTTTTCTTAATCTATAATCTGTTATATCGTATGCACTAAAAACAAAATTTTTTAATTTTTTTAGATAAAAATAATCTTGTAATTTTCTTTTAAATAAAAAATAATCATAGTGTAAAGTTATATCGTTTTTAATAATAGTATAATAGTCATCTAAAAATTTTCTGTTATCATTAAATGGTCCAAAATTATATCCAAAAGATTGTGACCTATATGTTTTCATTCTTTTATCATAATCAAAATAAGAACCTCTCTGAGGATCTCCTATACTGAATAAAACAAATATATTTTCATTGGGATTTAAATCTACATATCTTCTCATAATATGATATAACCAGTCATTTGATATTCCTGGACTACCAAGATTTACTGTCTTTTTAAAATATTTTGATAGAAAATGAGTATAGCAATTATTATTACAATTCTCTACCCAAGTTTTTCTACCTCTAAAATTATGAAGATGTCCATTTATTGGATCTTCTTTATTATGAGGTGGAACAGTTCCTTGACCGAAAGTAAAACTATCGCCTAAACTAAGTAAAGTGTATTCTTTGAGATTAATTGTCATTCTGAGTATGAGCCTGTAGATTCTTTATTTTTTCTCTACGTAATGCATTCGCTTTTTGCCATACACTTGTTTTAACTCTTTTGTCAAAAGTCATACCATCTAAATGGTCTGTTTCGTGTTGTACTGCTTGTGCCCAAACTCCTGTGAATAATCTAGTATCTGTTTCGCCTTTTAGATTAGTAAATGTACAATGTACTTCATTAAATCTTTCTACTTGCATTTCTAAGTGAGGAAAACTTAAACAACCTTCTTGAAACAATTCTAATTTTGCAGTTTGTGTTCTTTCCCAACTTGGATTTATACATACAACATAACCTGTACTTTCGTGTCCTATAACAAATATTCTTTCCATTACACCAAGTTGTGGTGCCGCCAATCCAATACCATCGTGCTTTTTCATAACCATAATCATATTATAAACTAGGTCTTCTGTATTTTTTGTTATTTTATGTTTATTGTGGACTATAGTTCTTAGTCTTTTGTCATCTTCTGGTATAAGTTCATATTTCATCATAAGTCTATTTATAACCTCTGTATTTTAGATATAATTGTCCCTATTAGACTACTCAATCCATTTCGTCTTTGAGGAGTTATTAATTGTTGTATTCCTAACTTTTGAAAATCTTCTTCTGTTATTTTCTTTGCATCTGCAATACTTTGATTTGAAAAGCAATCACAAACAATACTAGTAATACCTTTAGTAATCATTGCATCACTATCATAATATACTTGCACTTGCTCATCTACTACACCTACTTCTACCCATATTTTACTTAAACAACCACCTATAAGTCTATCATCACTTCTAAGTTCGTAAGGCAAAGTAGTCTTATTTCTTGCTAGTTCAACCAGGTAAGTAAGGCGTTCAGTACCGTCGCCCATCATACTTAGGTTTTCTGCCCATTCTTCTATCTTCATCACACACCAAAATATAGTTTAACTAATCCCATTGCTAATAAAGTAGTCAATGTGCCATTTAATAATATTAATGCTCTATCGTGCCAAAGCATACCTACCCAGAACCATCCGGCAGTTCCAAAGATACTGAACCACATATCATATTCGTGTAATCCTATACTTCTATAAACTACTGCCATCAAAATTAAAAAACTTGACGCCCACTTTACATACCAAGACAAATCACCTTTAGGAGTGACTTTCTTAAATACTCTAGTAGAGTTTAGTTCTTTAATCTTCTCGTCTAATTTTTTGTACACTTCGTTCATCTACTTGTTTTCTTTCATATTCAAATGCTTTAGATAATATAACCCAAAACACTATTGTCACGACCATTCCGCATCCTAACAATCCTAATCCTGATATTATTGTCATTTTAGTATTTCTTTAAATGTTGCTCTTATTCCTTCTTTTTGATTTACTTCGGGTGCCCAACCTAAAAGTTTTCTTGCCTTTGATATATCTGCTAAAGTATCGATAGCATATCCTCTTGGTTGATTCAAGTTTACTGTTTTCACATCTGGTTTAAATTCTCTGATAATATCTACTACTTCATTTACAGATATATTTTCACCACTACCAAGATTAAAGATTTCATTCTTTACTTTTGATTCTAAACTTGTGATAATCCCAGAAACTACATCATTCACGTGTATATAATCTCTCTTAAAGTGACCATCACCGTGTATAGTTAATGCTTTATCTTCTTTAGCAAGTCTGGCAAACTTACCAATCATTAGACCGCCCTCATTATCACTTGGTTGATTTACTGAGTAAACTGTAAAGAAACGCAAGATATTATAATTCAAATCAAACATATTCTTATATTGTTTACAAAGATGTTCACCAAATAATTTTGTCATTGCATAATAGTTTAATGGATCAGGTTTATGATATGGTTTATGTGGAGTAGGATTATTTCCATACACTGAACTACTACTTGCAAAAATAAATTTAGATACACCAACTGCCGATGCGGCTGTTAGTATATTTCTTGTACCAACAACATTATCGTCAAAGTATGCATCTGGATTAACGAAACTTTCTGGTATACGAGGTTTACCGCCAAGATGAACTACGTAATCTTGATTGGCACAAGCCATCACGCATCTTGCGGCGTTTTGTAAATCACCTTGTATGTATCTTACGCCTTTGTTAAATAACTGATAATCTTTTTTATCAAGTACAGTAACACCGTAACCAAATTCTAATAACTGATTAACTAACTCGACACCTATATATCCTGCGCCTCCAGTTACTAAAACGTTACCTTTTAATTTCATACATTTCCTCTTTCGTCAACCTATGTATCTTTCTTGTTTCTCTACTAATCACAGTAAAACTAAATGTTCCTCTGAGACAATCTCTCCATTCACTATCTTTATTATCTCTTACCATCATCTTAATTCTTACATCTATTCTTGCAGGAGTTACTTCTCCTACTTCTGCAAAAACTTCAACAAACCCATACGCATACGCAGGGCTGAGAAATTTAAAATCAGCATTATTAGTTGCAACCATTAAGTCTGGTCTATGTAGCAAAAACTTTTCATTACAGAAAGTATATCCTGCCACATCTGCATATTCAAATAGTTCTGCACCTCTTACTGTACCATTACTATTTAGTTTATCACCACTGAGATGAGTTTTGACAAAGAGTTCCATTAATACTTTCCTTAATCAAATTTAGGTACTGGAGGGGTGTATGCTGAAGGCATTGCTAATTCACCAGGTTGAAATAAGAAAACTTCTCTTTTTTCTGCTAAGAATTTTCTAGCATCTGCATTCATCAAATTTAGTCTATTCTCGTTGATAAGAATTGTTTGAAAATTCAACCATTCGTGCCAAGCATCTGCCGAGATATTCTCTAATATTCTTTTTCCTTCCTCTCCTGGAAAGGGTGCTTTATCAAGTGCAGGCATTTCTTTTCCGTACTTTGCACATTTGACTACTTTGAATTCTGACATATTTTCTCCTTAGTAACTAGCCATTATTACAAAAACAATGAAACCAATAAACCCTGCTATCAAAATATGATTACCTAAATTCAACCAACTTGAGTTGATAGCATTAGTTTTATCTTTTGGATCTATTATTTTTTGTTTCCAATTCATATATTCTCCTACTGTTCTATCTATAATATCATATTCGAAAGACAAAATCAATAGTTAATTTAGGTATGTTCTATCGTTATACATTGTATGACTTAGCCTTGCATTTTCCACATACCGGGATTGTCGAAAAAAGACAGTATTTCTGACGTTTTTCAGTCATATTTAGTATAAATAAAAGTGGACGCAATTTGCTAAACTTCTCCAAAGTTTACATTGTGTTGGCGACAGGGAAAGACCGTGGCATAACCCATGCCTTACAAGAGCGGCGCCGGGAGAGACCGGGGTATTGCTATCCTTAAGCATCTACATTTTAGAGAACGGAGTTAAGAATGGTAACGAATTTTTTCGATGCCCTACTAAACTTCTTTATGGATAACCATAAGGTTAGCCACAGGGAGTATATGGTCTGGGCAAAAACAGAATATAAAAAAGATTGGAAATATGCTTACGAGCAAATGTGCTTAACAGGTAAAGCACCAACATACTATAAAGAAAACTAATAGGAGAACTAATAATGAACTTTATTAAAAAATTATTTACGTTTAAATGGGGTTGGGAAAGAAAAGACCCTATTGAAGTATATCTATCTAATTCAGTAGATTTGGTTGATTTAGAACAGAGACAAAAAAGAATTACTTACGGAACAATTAACCCAAATCTGAGAGGGTGGGTTTAATTTATGTATAAAAGACTTGTATCGTGGTTTGAACATATTGGCCGTATGAGAGCGGCAAGTGAATTAGCAAGACAAGGCTATCACAAAGAAGCCAAACATTTAATGTGTGGCAAGGAGGTTGCCTAAGTTCGTCAGAATTTTGGCAGTCTTTTTAACGACAACTATTTTAATTTCAGATGATGTCGGTAGAGGCATCCTCGATAAAAAAAGTAAACGAAAAGAGGAAGTGAATTATGTGGCCTTACACAGATGAAGAACTTAAATTTATAAACGGTGAGTAATAAAGAGCCGGCTTAGGTCGGCTTTTTATTTGTTATAAAAGATTCTGTTTATATTTCCTTTAAAATGAAAATGTCCGATATGGTCTAGATTAACAAGAGGGTCTAGCCAAACCTCACCACCAATAGCCTGCCATCTTCTACAGAATGCGTAGTCTTCACTTAAATATCTCTTAGTTTCTTTTTCGTGCATTACATCAAAAAACAAATAAGTCCACTTTGCAAAGTTTTCATCTAAATTTAAATCATTTTCAAAATATAAATCAGGATATGCAGTAATCATTCTTTCAAATACTGAACGTTTGATTAACATAAAACCTGTGGCCGCATCACGTAATTTTACTAAACCATCTTTTACTTTCAATGTTCTTTTATTTGTTTCTTCTTCTATATCCCAATCAAAGTTTAATGCATAATTAGAACCTGCCTCTTTTAGTTCTTCTATATTTTTTGCTTTACCTTGCATAACTTTTCTTTCGATACCACGCCAATCTAAATCTTTCTTTGGATAACCTCCAATGATGATATCTTTGTCGTGTTGTAACATATGTAAAATATCAAGTGCATCAAAATTTATATCTGCATCAATAAACATCAAATGAGTTGCTTTTGGATTTGCCATCATATAAGCAACCATATGACATCTTGCTCTTGATACTAAAGATTCGTTTGCTGATGTTGTAATTGAATATGGAATTTCGTGTTTAGTAAACATCATATGTGCTTTACTCCAACTACGAAAATAAGGTTCGCTTATTTGACCTCCGTAACAAGGCGTACAATAATGTACGTGTGTTGTTTTTAAAAAGTCTAAATCAATGTCTTTTCTGTAATCTAAAAATGTATCCACTAGTCACCTATATTCTTTCTATAAGAATACAGTATTTATTCGTCAATGTCAATGATTATTTTGGATCGTAAGTTTTCGTATTTGCTTGAATCCATTGTCTAGCAACACGTTTTGTTGGCGGTTGAACTAAGAATTTATCAATCGCTCTATCTACTTTAGCAAAGTTCTTTTGTCTATTTGGATCTTCTAGTCCACCTGAGTTATCAACAACATAGAAGTTTGGAGCACCAAACATTTGTTGAAATTTCATAATATTGTCTTGTACCTGTTTCCACATATCTTTTACCATATCTTCTGGTACACTTCTATCTCTTTTCTCATTTCTTTGTAATGCAACATCTAAACTAGTATTAACAAAAAGCATCATACTATCATAACCTAGATTTTCAAGACGTTCTTTAATCTTACCAATTTTCATAACATCTTTACCAGTGCCATCAATAACAACACCAAGTTTTCCGTCTAAGAAAATATCTTTTCTTTTAATTGTAAGAGTTTTTGCTTTTTCTCGTCTTTCTTGTCCTGCATCACTGCCAACATTATCTGGAGTCATTTCGATACCGTCTTTGTTCATAATAAGTTCAAAGACTTGGTCTGAGTTTACCATTTTTAAACCAGTACCTTTAAGCATTTTATCAGCAACAAATGACTTGCCAGAACCAGGTCCGCCTGCCATAAACACTGCTTTAAAAATGTGAGGGTCGTTTATACCTTCTTCTACTGATTTAATGATTTCTTCTACACGCATTTTTTAACTCCTAATTGTATTTATCAATTTAGTCAGTATAAAACACGTTTTCATCTATTGAATTCCAACTACTTCTTGCTTGTTGTAGTTCTCTTGTTACACGTGATATTAGTCTTTGAGTATGTGGTCCAACTTTACTGTTAAACAATGCCATCTTCTCATCTTCTCTTGTTTGAATTCTTAGTTTGTTTCCTTCAGATTCATAAACTAATTGAGAGTTTGCACTTTTTAATTCAGCCGTAACCGCAGTTTCATTATCTGTAAGTTGTTCAGATAATATAATCGCTTGTTTCTTTAAATCTTCTGTAGAGAATGTACCAAATGTTACTGAACGATTTATTGTAACTTTTAAAGATTTTATATCTCTTTTTAATGCTAATAAATCATTTGAAAAAGTACCTTGCCATTGTCTCCAAGCATCACTTGAAATTGTTGTAGTTGTTTTTGGTGGCGTAGTATCTGATGAAGATGGTGCAGAACCTGTATTATTTCCTGTAGTAATAGCAGTACCACCTACTGCATCTTTTAATGCCTCAAATGTATCGCCAAATATACCTGCAATTTCTCCAAATAAATTATGAAGATATGCATCTAATGGTTGATGTTTCTTGCCTGTTTGTGTAAATGGAGACTGTGGGACTCCAGGTGCTTGTGAAGCCTCTCGTTTTGCTTGATCCATAGTTTTAATAACTGTATCAGCATCCGCTCTAGTATCAACAGTTGTAGGAATTTTATTTCCTGTATCTAATGGAGTATTTAATTTTGATACTGCATTCTTCATATCTTGACTTCCTGTATTCAAGATAACTGCAATTTGACAAGGGTCTAATGCGGCCGCCGCCATTGCTAATGCTAATGCCTTACTTGCCAATTCTGCCGCAAGATTTAATAATTTTTCTGCCTCTTTTGCAATTTGATTTGTTATATCAGCAATAGCATTTATGGCCTTGCCTACTAAACTGCCAATCTCTCCTAATGCTCCACTGATTGCATTTGTTACTTGTCCTATTGCATTTACTACTGCATTGATAACATCACCTATAACCCCACCAGCACCATTGATAGCATTTGTAATATCTGTTATCAATCCAGATACTCCTGTTTGTTGCAAAAACCCATTTAGTTTTTCCATTGCAGTATCAATGAAATCCATAGTACCATCAAACGCACCACTTAGTATTCCCATTATCTCATTAAAAAAAGAACAACTTTCTCTTTGTTCACCAAATTGTTCATTCATACCTGATAATGCACTTGCATCTGATAATGTTTGAGGTAAATTATTCATTTGACCAGCAGTATGATTTTTTAAAGAATTAAACATTGCAATACCCAATGCCGCCAGTCCGCCAATTTTAATTACTTTTTCTAAATCTACACCTGTTGCCTCTAATATACCTGCAAATATGGCCGCTTTTTCTAATGTAGAAAAACTTCCTAATGCACCTGCCATACCTGCTATGGTTGCCAATGTAGGATTTAATGCAAAATTTTGTATAATACCTAAACTATTATCTGCACGTGCAGTATATGGATTGCTAAAATTATTTGCCGCCAATTCACTTGCGATAGTTGATAATGCTGATTGTCTATTGAATTGTTCTTGTTGTGCTAACAGAGCCGCCTGTTGAGCAGGTGTTAGACCTAATGATGCAGTTGAATCATAGAATTGTGAAGGTGTTAAATTCGTATTAGAGAAAGTATAAGCACCACCTCCTGCGTTACGAAATTCTTGATACAGCCTTTCTAATTCTGCTTCACTTGCCATTGTGTTATCCGTTGGTGATTACATTTGATGAACCACTAGCAACTGCAATACCACAACTAAACTTGTCACCTAATCTACCTAATGGTAATCCATTAACAAATACATTTGGTGATCCTTGTGATAATGGTGTAGTATGAGGTACACATAAAATAAAACCGTGAGGTGTGTTTTTATCTGTAACTCTGAATGCAGGCAAATTGTTTATAAAAACATTATTTGATCCTGCACTGCATTGTCCAGGCCCACAAGGAGAGTGTGCAGTTGTACTATCTGTAGTTCTAGCAGTTAAAGGCATTATGTAATCAATCCTTTTTTCTCTGGTGCAATCACGCCTGCAGTTGCGGCCGTGTATGCTTTTGTTGTTTCTGAGTTTGTTTTTAAAACTGAAACTATCTTATCTGCGTGTAAAACAACTTCGTTTTCACTATCACCAGTAACTGTAAATGGTTGAAATGAAATTTTCTGACCATACATTAATGTTAATGGTTTTTTAATAATAAAATAATCTCCACTTTCACTAACAAACTTACCTAGTAATTCTTGTCCACCAGTCAAAACAAGTGTAACAATATCACCTTCTTCGTATCGTTTTTCTTTTAACATCCTTCTTCCCGTATTTATATTGTTTATTATGTACGTATTTATCCCACTGAGCCTTCAAGTGTTACTTCTAATAACTTATTAGCCTCAACTGCGAATTCCATAGGTAATCTTTGGATAACATCTTTTACAAAGCCATTAACAATTAAGTTAGTTGCTTGTTCTTCATCTAAACCACGACTTCTACAATAAAATATCATTGCATCTGATACTCTTGACGTTGTTGCCTCGTGATTTATAGATGCTCCAGCACCTTCGTTTTCTATGTAAGGTATTGTAATGGCCGCACATTTATCGCCAATTAACATACTATCACATTGTGTAAAATTTGTAGATTTACTATTACCTGCTCGTCTATTTAATTTGACTTTTCCTCTATATGTTTGTTTGCCATATTTTGCAGAAATGCCTTTTGATATTATTGTTGAAGATGTATTTTTACCCAAGTGTATCATTTTAGTACCTGTATCAGCCTGTTGTCTTCCAGTTGATATTGCTACACTATAAAATTCTCCTTGAGACTCATCGCCTTTTAATATACAACTTGGATACTTCCAAGTCAATGCAGATCCTGTTTCAACTTGAGTCCAAGTTACTCTACTTTTGTATCCTTTACACATTGCTCTTTTAGTAACAAAATTGTAAACTCCACCTTTTCCTGTTTCAGGATCACCTGGATACCAATTTTGTACAGTTGAATATTTTACTTCCGCTCTATCTTTTGCTACAATTTCAACACAGGCCGCGTGTAATTGATTTTCATCTCTAGCAGGTGCAGTACATCCTTCAAGATATGATACATAACTATCGTCTTCTGCAACAATTAATGTTCTTTCAAACTGTCCTGTGTTTGCTTGATTAATTCTAAAATATGTTGAAAGTTCCATTGGACATCTTACGCCTTTTGGAATATAACAAAAAGATCCATCTGTAAATACTGCTGAATTTAAACAAGCAAAATAATTGTCAGTAATTGGTATTACTGAACCAAGATATTTTTTTACTAGTTCAGGGTGTTCTTGTACTGCCTCACCAAATGAACAAAATATAATACCTTGTTTTGATAATTCTTCTTTAAATGTTGTTGCAACTGAAACACTATCAAATACGGCATCTACTGCCACACCTGCCAAAGCCGCTTGTTCTTGTGTTGGTATACCTAATTTTTCAAATGTTGCTAATACTTCTGGATCAACTTCATCTATAGAATTAAGTTTAGGCTTTGGAGTAGAATAATATGATATAGCCTGATAGTCTATTGGATCTATATCTAATTCAGACCATTTAGGTTCTTCCATTTTAAGCCATCTGTTATATGCTTTAAGTCTCCAGTCTAATAACCACTGTGGTTCTTTTTTAAACTGTGATATTTTTGTTACTACATCTTCGTTTAATCCAGGTGGCAACGTATAGGCTTCAACTTCTGTTACAAAACCTTGTTCATATCTTTTTTCTAAATGTTTATCTATTGCTTCCATTATATATATTTATTCCCTATATTTCAATGTGGAAATAATCTTATTTGTATCATACTTTTCCATAATATGCAAATCTTTTTTATGTTCTTCATAATTACATACTTTTCCGTTGGATCTATTGAGAACGAAACCGTCTGTATAAGTCACTAGATACATATCACCATAATACATATCGTGTATTAACCATAATCTATTGTCTCTTTCTGGACAAGCATAATGCATTGTATAAAAACAACCTAAACCATTTCCACTATGAGTATAATATCCTTCATTGATGTATTCCCATACATCAGGCCAAGTCTTCATATCATCGTAATTAAAACCGTGTATTGCTGGTTGGAGTGATTTCCACCAGTTCATCATATTCTGTAGTTGCTTTTGAGAAAAATCGTTTTGAATTTTTAATCTAAGTTGACGCCACTCATAAAGCAGAGTTGCTTTATCTTGCATTTACATTGTCCATCGTTTAACAGTAAAACTAATATCAGTTGTAAAACCTGCATCTTGTGTATATTCAAATAATAAATCATCACCATTGATAGATGCAGTAAATTCTATATTAGAAAACTCATCTGCCTCTGCAATGCCGTCACCATCATCTTGCCAGATTTCAGTATTGTCATCTGTCATTTTGACTTGATTTATTCCTTGAGGAGTACCATTGATTGCTTTCAATGTACCTACACGTACATAAGTTACAGTTCCATTTGTTTGTTTTAGTGAATAATCGATGAAAAATGTTGTACAAGTATTTTTATTGTATTTTAAGAAAATACCATCTAGTAAATCCGCTCTACCGTCTACTAATAAATCTCTAACACCGTGTGTTAAATAATTTAAAGTTTCATTCAATAAGATCCAGTGTGCATTGGTGACACTATCAACTGATGCTGAATCTGTATAGATTGTTGTCACATCAGTTGTGCCATCTAATTTTAATGATAAAGAAGATGTATCAACCCATAAGTCACCGCTGATTCCACTTTGTGCAGTTGTCGGTGCAGTTGCAGAATATGTTGGTTGTGCAGTAAAAGTATCTACGCCTAACTTCTGCCAAACACCTCCGACTTTTTGATAATAAACTATAATAGCGGTTGAAGCCACTACTGCAAAATCACCATCGTTGCCATATGCATCGATAGGATATGCGTAACCATTTACTTCTGCTTTTACATTTCCTGTACCAGGTGCATCTTGTAGTAAGTCAACTGTTTGTGTTTGCCAAGCAGTTCCATCCCATTTATTTAATGCAAAGTCACTACCTGTATAATCGTATGTTGCTTGTTGTACAGTTGTACCTGTTGTTGTTGGAGTGAACGTATCACCTACATTATAAGTAACAGCCGTTGTTCCTAATAATGCATTCCAATCTGTATCACCTAAAACAGTAATTCTATGTTGCTTGTTTGGTTCTAAAGCACCTACTGGTAAATTTACAGTTTCTAATTTCTTATTGAATAGACTTGAACGTAGTCCCGTAGTTGGATCAAATAATTGCAAATGTTGGTCTGCAAACATTTGATTAAAAGAGTTTTCTGTAACAACTTCAACGTTTCTTCTTGGTCGACCAAATTCGTGAACATTGAAAGCGGCCGTATTACTCATTGCTAAAATTAAAGCATCGACATCTGATACACCTCTGATTACTAAGTCTTCATCGACTTTTAGTCCGGGTTCTGGATTGTCTGTACTATTCAACCAAGATTGGATTACTGCGTGTGCGTTTACAAATGGGTCAAAGATAACTTCATTGATAGCCGCATCAGTACCTACATATAATTGGTTTGAATCATTTGCAAAGCCTAACTCTGCGGTTTCAAGTGTATCTGCACTTATTTCTTTTCTTAATCCACGTCTTAGTAGAATTTTAACATTTGTTGTTGCCATCTAAAACTCCTATTACTTAATGTATTTATCAAAATACTCTTGAACTTTAGTGGCCCAATCCAAACTATGCTTTTCAAATTCATCTTTTTCTACAACAAATTCTTGATAATTTCCTAAGTTATCTGCCTCTGCGTCCCAACCAATCATCATAATCACAATAGTTTTTATATCAGTTCCATATAACTCATTATGTGCGGCCGCATATGCAGAACCTTGTAAAAAGTAATCATTAATCCATTCACGTTTCTTTGGTTTACGAGTAGTTTTAAAGTCAATAATAGCAGGTTTACCTTTCCATACTCCGACACAATCTGTAGTTCCTGCATATAAACCAGGATAATACAAAGGAACTTCTGTACCCCAAACTTCATCTACATTTGATAATCCTTTTTCAATCACAATATCAGATAATTCTTTTGACATTTGATGAATAAGATTTGTTCCACCAGGTCTATTTTCTTCAAGTATATACTTTTCAATATGTAAGTGAACTTGAGTACCTATTCCTGTGGCAAGTTTAGTAATACGATTTGCTTCCTCATCGCCTACTCTTTTTCGCCATTCATATAATGATGTTTTATCTTTGAGTGCATCAAGTACAGTTGTGACACTTGGTAAAGGTTTACCATTTGGAGTTTGATAATGTCTTACTCCATCGACTTCGACTCGTTTTAAAGGTTCGTATGTATACTTTTCTGTTAGCATAGTACCTCTATTATACTATACTTTTAATCGGTTTGCAATAGTTATTATAGATTATCTTGAATTATTTGGATAAGTTCTGCTTTAGTCTTTCTTCTATCTAATGATAAACCTAAGTTTTCTTCTGCCCATAAATCAATTTCTTTTTTAGTCATTGATGTAAAATCTGGAGTTTCTGCATCTTTGTTTACAGAAGATGAAGTAACCATCTTTGCTCTTTCGGCTCTAGCATCTGCTATAATTTCAGAAGTAGTAGTAATCGGTTCTTTTGCTAAACTTCTTTTCATAGCAGTATCTTTAATTGCGTTTTGTTGTACACGCAACATAAATTCTCTATGTCTTTTAGCACTAGCGATTTCTTTACGTCTTTCTTTTTGTTGCATAGTCAATTTATCATATGCATCTTCACGTTCTGCTAACTCTTCGGAAATTTTCTTTTCCATTTCTTCCTTAGATATAATTTTTTGTTCACCTTTGATAATTAATGCCATAACTTATATCCTCTTCTTGGCAGTCTTAACTGCTAGATCCTTTACTTTTTCACTATCTTTCTCTCTATCTTTCCCGCCTGATGGGGCTCCTGCGAGGTCAATAGTATCGACAGTGACCTTACTTACGTACTTACTATTTGCTAACAAGTCAACTAAACTTTCTGGAGTTACACTATAACCCATTCCTGTTAACTCATCAACTAACATATCGGTACCTACAGTACCAATATCATTTGCCTTCAAGCGAACTAGATACGCATTTATATCATTGCGTAACTGAGCCTGATAATTTTTATCTTCGCTTAACAGACTAGCAAGTTTCATTATTAGTCTCTTTTCGAACGGCCAAGTGGTTCTTCTGCCTCACCAGATGCTGATTCGTCACCACCTGCAATATCAGCCGTAATATCTGCTTCCATATCGTCTTGCATATCACCGCCTAATTCTGCTTGTGCTGGTTCCATTTCGCTTGGTGCCGCCTCACCTGATAAAACAAGAGCCGCATTATTAACTGCATCTTTAGTTGAACGTGCTTGGTCTAATAAACCTGCAATCGCTTGGTCAACAGAAGATTTAAATGTTTCTGCTTGTTGTGGTCCGTGAGTATATGACATTTCGTCTGCTAGAGGACCTAATTGGTCGTTTTGAATTTTGCCTAATTTCTCAACAACGTCTTGTAGTTCATCAACGATACCACGTGCCGCCATTGTGATTTCTGCCTCAGCCGCATCACCTTCTAATAGTTTGTTTAACTGGTCTAAAAGTGATTCTTCTAAATTTTCTTCTTTAGGAGCCTCGACTGATTTCTCTTCCACTTTTTTAGTTTCTTTTTCCATCTCTGGTTCCTTTGTTTCATTTTTTGCTTCGGCTTTCTTGGCGTGAACAGCCTTACGTTGTGCGTCTGACACATACTTGTGTTTTCCGCCTTCGTTCACTTCGTTTTCATTGTGTGCTTTTAATAATGCTTTGATAGTTTCAAGCATAAGCATAGTTTCAACATATGAACGATCCTGAAAGTCTGGATTCATATCACGCTTTTTTGCTTCCAGTTTTGCTTTCGCCTCACGTAGAGTATCGATATCACCTTCGATTTCATAATCGAAATTTCTTTTCAAAAACTCATTTAAACGTGACGATACTGCTATCGTATCTGTTTTAAAAAAATTTGTACTTCTCATGGTTATTGCCCCATTACATAATAGTTTATACTATGTATTTATCTTTTTGGATTAAATTCGTGGATTTAATTTTTCTCTGATTCGAAAATCTTAGAAATCTGCGATTTTGCCTGTTTGGCTTCTGACTTAGAACGACTAAAACGAGCCTCAGCGATATCCATTTTATGTAAATCACCACGTTTTTTAGCAACTTTGTATGAATGTTTGTGTTGTAAAGCATCGTAATAATACTTTTCAAATATTGCATTTGCGGAAATTACCTTAGTAATATCTTCTGAATTGATTTTCTTACCCTTATTGAGATGTTTAACGATTACATATGCAGTCTCATAAAGACGAATACTTTCAAAAAGAGTATCTTGTGTTCTACTGTCTTTAATATCATATGCCTCATCAGATGTTTTCTCAACTGAATAATAACCTACTTGAATACCTTTTTCGGTTTTTTTGGCCTCGTTAATAGTTGTAGCAACTTTCTGTGCAACGTTAGATGTTGCATTTTGAAAGTTTTTCATAATATTTTCCATAGCCTTAATATCTGCTTTTTTAACGCCTGGAGTAATATCTACGTTATCGTTACCCTGTACCTGGTTATTAGATGCCTCTGATATCAAACCACTCTTATCGCCTGACATTGCTCTAAGAATGTTCGCCATTGAATCTACATCTTTTTTGCTTGGTGCCGTCATAAAGTCCTCCGTTATACTGTCCTATACCCTCTTAAAGATGGCATAAGAACACCTTTGTGTGATAGTCTATTTGCAATTACCTGTTCTCTTTCAGTTAATTGAGTTTCATTTACGTATTCGTTTTCTGAGAAATACTTCATAATTAAATCATTTTCTTCCTCAGTAACCATAACGTATAATCCACCTAATACTTCTTTTAATCTCATATACTACCCCTATTACTTATTAAGTTTATTTAATAAGTTTCTAAATTGTGTTGCAGTTTTTGGATCTGCCGCTAACTGGTCAACGCTGGCCGCTTGTTGAGCCATTGCCTTACGCTGAATTGGTGTTAATGGTTTACCTTGTCCTGCTTTATCTAGTGCATCAGCCGCCTGTTGTGCAGTTGCTCCGCCTAAATTCTTTTTACCTAAACGCATCATTGCTTGTGCTTTTTTAGTTTTATTCTGTGGAGTCGTTTCTTGACCTTGTTGAGCGCCTGCTTGTGCTTGTGCGCCTCTCATTTCACCTGGTGTCATTGTACCTTGTGTTCCACCTTGACTATATTCATTAACTGGATAATACTTGTCTAATATTTTCCAGTATTCATCATAATCATAAATCTTATCGTCAACTTCTACGTCCATTGGATACGCATCAAAATGTTTTTTGTGGTCATCAACATAATCTTTAATATCCGCCGCAACCTTTTTTTCGTCTTCATTTACTTCTTCAATTTCTTCACCAATAAATTTAACTGGTACTGAAATTGTAGCACCTGACTCAGGATCTAAAATAACCATACGTTCTTCACCTGGTGTATCGTTCTTGTAGTCACCGCTTACTTTTTTAAATTCTTCTTTAGAAATATGTACAAGTTTTCCATCATACTTGTACTCTGTTTCTTCAAGTCCAAGCCCAAGAATATCTCTTGCTTTTTCCATTTCTGTATTTCTAACTGCTTTCGATAGTTCAATGTAATCACGAAAGTTTAAAGTTTTTAATCTATCACGAACAACTTCTTCTTTCTCACCAACTAAATCGGCAATATCTGCAATCTTATCAGAAATATCTTCGTTCATTGAATTCATAATATCTTTTTTTAATTCCATTGCTCTATCTCCTCTTATCGTTTGTTCAACGTTTTCAAACGTCTACTTGCTGGATTCATTCTTCTAGTCATAGCAGACTTTCTTTTTAATCTAGCACCCATTTTTGCTTTTGTTCTAGCAAGAGTAAATCTTTTTTTAATATCTACTGGTTTAAAACAAGCACTTGGGTTAGATACTGTTTTACCTTTTAGACGACCTGATGAACAACGATATTTACGTACAACTTGTCTGCCCTTACGAGCATAAACCAGTTTGGCTTCGTATACATCATCTGTTACTTCATTTAATAACATTATAGTCCTCCAAAGACTGATGTAAGTAATGCAAGTAACATAGTTCCAAATAGAGTTGAAGTTGCCCAAATGATTATTTTCTTTAATTCGCCTAATCCTTCTTTAGTATCAGACGCATTCTTTTCAATTAGACCTTCTAATCTATTAATACTTGTATCTAAATTTTTATATCTTTCGTGGCAAACTGCTACGTGAGTTTCTAAACTCTCTGTTTCTAGTGCCGCCAATTTTGCATCTATATCTGACATAAAAAATAACTCCTACTTGAGATTAAATCCCATTGTTTGTATTTATCATTGTTAGGTCCAAAGGTTATCTATGAATAGAAAAGAAAAGACGGAGAAATTGCTCTCTCCGCCTTGAAATTTAATAGAAATTGTTTATAGAATGTCAGACATTACAAATTCGATGTTTGTACCTTCTTGAAGTACAGTATTTTCGATTTGTACGCCTTCAAATAGTTCTTTTAGAACTGAAACGTTGTCTCCGTTTCTTTCAAAAACTCTTGGATGCTCTACTGCAAACTTAAATAACATACCAGGACCAGTCATTGATGGTGCTAGACCGTCTAATGTAACTGACAAAGGGTTATTCATAACAATAGGTTGTGCTACCAAAGAGATTAAGTTCACAACATCATCAAAATTTTGTTGTGACTGTTCTGCAACATTTCCTGTAGCAGTCATATCTAATTGTTTTACATAAATCGTATAGAAATTTATGTTCCCTGTTAGATTTTCTCCTGCCGATGCCGCGCCGTGTATCTTTGCCATAAGTTTACTCCAATATGCTTTATATTACTTATATTTATCTTTGTATATAATAAAAAAAGACCCGATTAAAAACCGGGCCTTTTAATACACGCAAAGTGTGGGGTTGGACTAACGTCCAGGGGGGTAAAATTAGTAAGCGAAATCCGCCACTGAGAAGTCTGCTCCTAGAGCCGCGTCTAGACCAGCGGCATCCCAAGCGCCGTTGTTTTCTACTGCAATTCTTACATCGTTACCATCGATTGCACCAACAAGAACAACTGTTGCTCTTGTGCCAGCACCTTCAATGATTGCTTTTAGGTCAGATGAAGCCATACCAGTTTTTGTCACTGTGAAGTGATTTAAGTTACCAGTAAGGAATTGACCTGCTGAATATGTTTCGTGTACTTTTGCCATTTTAGTTCTCCTAAATGAATTTATTTGAGCATATAATTATATCGCTCTATGCTTTTATTTATCATTTTTTGAGGAAAAATGGGCCTTATTTACCACGATTTTGGTATTTATTTCCTAATGTACGACCTGTTTGATATGTAGTCTTACCTAGAGCCTTACCTGCTTTACGGGCACCGTATATAACAGCCGCGGCCGCCGCCGTTTTAGTTATTGGATTGTTCCAAATGCTCTTTTTAGTATCTTTTTCATCGTTAACTATGTAGTTTCCACGTTTTTGAAACGATTTTAGAGCAGGCATTAGTTCACTACGCATTGCTTTTGCACGTGTATATTGCATCATTCTTGTAGTAACTAGTGCTTTTTGATTTTGATTTAGATTATCCCAATCTGCTACCAATCTTCTCATAGACCTTAACATACTATCTTGTATATTTAAGTCACGTTGAAATCTTAATAACATTCTTTGTTCAAATCCTGCGTCTGATTTACTTGAACCAATATGATTTAGATATCTTAGTACGTCTTGTCTTTTTATATTGATACGACTAATTGCAATCTTATCTCTTTCGTCATCTAAATCTTGTTGTTTACCCATCATACGATTTAGTGTTGCATATAAATCTGTACCACTCATTCTAAAGTAATCAAAATTACGATATTGCATTGTTCTATTAGCATAATCTTTTGCCAATGGAGCAAATTCATAATCTTTATTAAACATATTTAAAATCATAAAATATGCAAATGTTAATTCTGCCGCATCATCTACGTTTAACTTACTTTGATTTTGTCTTGTTCTGAATAATCTGCTTTCAGTTAAATCAGGTATTAATTTTAATTTACTTTCCATTTTTCATCTCTTTTAAACGTTCCGCAATATCTAAAATTTTATCACTTGCATATGTTTTACAACATCTTGGAGCCACTGCGTGAACAACTAAAGCCGCAGTTGCAACCTGAAGTTCGAATGCAATTCCTAATGCGAAACGGGCGTGTTCAAACGGACCCATTCCTGATTCTTTTAGATGTGCTTTGCATTCTTTACTTAACATCATATTAATCCTTTGCAAAGTTGGCCGCACTGAATTCTAATCTATCGACTATTTTCATTGCTCTGCCTATTTGATCCACAATTACGAAACCTTCAGGGTCTGTTACTTTAAAAGAACCGTCTGGTTGCTCTATAAAACTATCTATTGCTTTTATGTTCTTCATTTTTCTCTGAAACATCATCTTAACTGCCTCAGATTTTAAATATGCACGATACATATCAGCAATATTTTTCTTATTGTTATTTATAATTTGTTCAACTTCTGCTTTAGCCTGTAATTTAGCCTGACCTGCTTTTCCTTCAGGTCCTGTTTTTAATTTTGCTACTGCATCGTCAAATTTATTTTGTAATTTTACTAAAAAGTCATTTGCAAATTTATCTGCATCTTGTTCTAATGCTTGTCCATTTCTAATTGGTAAGTTTGCGTGTGCTTTTATTTCGTGAACTAGTTCTAGTCCACCAATCTTCTGATTAATTGCTTTGAAAGTATCTTCATCAACTGACATTGCACTTAATTCTTTTATCGCTGAACGTATCTTTGCACTATTTTCTTTTGATAACTGTACTTGACCAGATACGTCTTTAATTCTTGCATCTGTAAACCAAACTTTTGATGATGGTCTTAATTCACTTGCGTCAAATCCAAATTTTGCTTTCATTTCTTCCATACTATTACCTTCATAACTTGTATGGAATACAATACCTAACTCTGCCGCCATCATTGCTTTAGCAGTATCACTATCAGCAGGTACAACATAACTAATTGTATTTGGTTTAAATGCAATATGTGGTTTACCTTCAATATTAACTTGTTTTAAATCACCCTTAGTGAATAATAAATCACCTTGTAATACATTTGCAATACCTAAGTCTTTTAAATGTTCTAATGATGCATTTAATTTACTACGTAACCCTGCTTTACTTACAGGCTCATCATTCTTAGTTGTATCAGGATGATTTGTTTCAATATCTTCTGGAGATTTGTTTAATTTTGCCTTCTGAGCAAATACACCTTTAGTACCTACAAAGAATTTTCCATCTTCTGGATCTGTGCCAGCAAATACAGCCGGAGCACCATCCCATTTAGTAGTAATTGCATCACCACCGCCTTGTCCATCAAGTGTATTTAAAAGAGTTGAGAAAGAATTTACAATACGTTTTATACCTTCATTGCCTTGTATAAACACAAGTTCTTCTGCGTGGTCTAAATGTGTATTCTTATCTTCTGAGATTTCATTATCTAAAAGATTTTTCATCTTTTTGTGAAAGCCTACTTGTTTTAAACGTGGCTTTCTTGGACCTCTAAATCTACGTTCTCTACCTTTACCTATAATATCTCTTATCTTCATTTATTTCCTCCAAAAGGAGTTTCACCAGTTAAATGTGGCTTTGCAAACCAAAGTCTAAACCATTCATCTGTTCCTGGTTGAATGTTATGTTTCTTTTGAAGTTTTGATTTCTCTGTACCTGTATAAGAAATATTTTCTTGAGCAGGTTCTTTTGGAGCATATGGTTTATATATGCCTGCAAGTTTTCTTAGATTGTCTAATTGTTGCTCTAGTGTCATTTCTTATTCGCCTTGGCTGAATTGATCCCACGTTTGAACTTTCTAGGATCGCCAGAGCGAATACTATTGACTAATCGTTTTGTTAAGTCAGATGCCGTTTCTTCATCAAACTCTCGATTTATAAATTCGATAAGATTGATTGCTCCAGAAATCAAGTTCTCGCCTTTTTGTTCTACGAATCTTTCTCTTTCATTTGAATATGCTAAAGAGTTTAATTCTTCAAAAAGACTTTTACGTGGTTTACTCATTGATAATCTCCGTTCTTCTGTATTTATCAATTTTACTCAAGAAATGAACGTGATTTGGATCTGACCATATCTCTTAAATTCTGTGCGGCGTCTGTTTTTTCTTGTTTTTCTTCGGTTTCTTCATTGACAACTGTTTTCTTTTTCAATGTATCCATTATATTTAATGCACTTGAAATTTGTTGACCATCGCCATCATCG